CTTACTAAATCTGAATCAAAGAATCTCATTCCCCTATTACCACCTGCTTTAAAAGTTTTTTGAAACGAAATACGTCAATATTTAGGAACGGCGAATACTTTTTCATTTTTAAACTGACGGTTTCCCACACTGGGTCGTCCATTTTTTTATCAAAATTATTCCTGAACAGGAATATTCTATCGTAGATCACTAGTGTTTCTAGCGATATCTTCCCGCTCAGGAACCTTTTCAATATGATTGGATGTCCTTTAGAACAATCAAAGACATCATCTACTTTGTGTTCACCGAAAAGACTTTTAGATTCTTCCTTAAAGATATAAGAAAGAGATTGAACTTTCTTCTGCCAACTTGTATAGGAGGTTTCTCCGTTGCGAATGATCTCCCCAATCCATAAAGTTTGAGGGTCACTGCAGGATACAAAGTTAGCAATGAAAAAGTTTTCAATCTCTTTATCGTCTTTCTGGCGAGCAAGTTTCTCAAACCAGAAGCGATCCTTCCTCTTATAAAAAGATTGCACACTCGCCCGACTCTTACCACAGTACTTGTGGTAATCATATGTCTTGCTTGTGAAGTGGTTCTTTAGAGAAAGATAAGTCTTGTAGGTGTCAAATGGTCCCACTTTGAGCATGATTTAGAATACAAGTTTTGCACGCGAAGTTCTCTTTAAGAAGTTTAGATCAATCGCATTTGATTTGACCTTTTCCTTCAGAGGTTTTGACATTAACTTCGGTACAGATTCTAACTCAATACTGTTTTTTTCGCAAAAGTAGACGATCGCATCGATATAGTTCATCTCCTCGTTAGTTTTAACAAGGTACTCGATCTCTTGTGCGAACTTTGCAGGGCAAAAGAACTTCTTCTCTAGTGCTTTTTCGAGTTCATTTTCCATATTGTTCCAGTTTATCCCCAACAAATTTTCTAATATATTGGGTGAGTAGTTTGATGTACTTTGATTTGTCTCGTTCTTCATAGACGACGCATTCTCCATTTTCACATGCCATTAAAATAATGAGTTTCTTCACAGGGATTTCAGTCAGTTCATAAAACATACAAGCGTATGCTGCTGCCTGAACGAAGTAGTGGTCAATCCACTCTCGGGGTTTTGGTTTCTTACTAGTTTTGAAATCAATGATAGCGAGTTCACCATCATAGTCAGCAATGCAGTCAACTGTTCCTGCAATCCCCAACTGCTTACTATAAAGTGAACTCTCTAGTGCTCGGATATTATTTATCTTATTAAGTTCAGGTTTGGCAATCTTGAATAAAAGATCTGAAAGAGGTTGAACTTTAGGAAGTTCTTGATTCTTCAGATAGTATTCAGTCAGTGTATGCATGTCAGTACCACGACTGGTAGCAGCTTTAGTGATACGATCTGCTTCTTCATTGCCAACTTTCTTTCTCCATTTAACAAAAATCTCTTTGTTAAAGTGACTAGTGACAGAAGTAATAGAAACAAACCTCATGAGACGATTCTCATGAGGTACTTTGTAGTATCTTACTCCGTCTATAGTTTCACGATCAAGTTGAGGTAACTCAGTTTCAATAAAGTTAAATGTCACAAGTTAGAATCCTGTTTTGCAATAAGATATTCCTTGACAAGTCCAGAGCGAACAATGTCATCAATACCGAACTCAATGAGATCAAAAGATTCCATCTTGCGAAGAATACTCATGAAATCAATGATTCCGTTTCTTTCGTTAGTTTTCAAAAGATCGGTTTGAGTGGCGTCACCACAAAAAACGATACGACTATTTTCACCAACACGAGTCATTATACTATCAAGTTCATGAAAATTCAAGTTTTGAAATTCATCAACAATAATAACTGCATTATCAAGAGTGGTTCCACGTAAAAATGATGTGGACCAGAACTTAATAGTTTCTTGTGTTTTGAGATTACCATAGAGCATCTCAAAGTCTGCGTCTGATGGCATCTCAAACATATACTTCACCATATTCTTATATGGAATCTGGTAAAGTGCTGCCTTGTCCTCGTGGTCACCAGGCAGGAAACCAATCTCACGGGTCGCTACAAGGGAACGAACGATGTAAACCTTCTCATACTCCGTGTTCTCATCCAAAACGTCACGTAGGGCGTTGTAGAGGGCAATGAAGGTCTTTCCTGTTCCCGCTGCACCATAAGCAATCAGTTGTTTACCATCATCGTAACTTTCAAAAAACGCTTTTTGATTTACCGTAAGTGGTTCAATGTCAATCAACAAATCTGTATTGATTGGTTTCCTACGCTTCATCTGCTTTGCGGTCAACCCAACTCCAATGGGTTGGTCAGACTTTCTTTTTCTTGCCATACTAGAAAGGTTTTACTCGTGATCCAGGTGCTTTAGATGCCTTCTTAAGGACTTCATTCCAACCTGGGTTTTTATTGATAAGTTTATCAGTCCACTCTCCTACCTCTCCACATGCGGGAGCAGTAGAAGGATCCGACCAATCCCGTTGCCACTCAGGATTGTCTTTACACCATTGAGACCAGTCGTGAACACTCATCGACACTTCTTTCTGTTCACCAGTCTCTTTATGAATAACAGGGTATGTTGCCATAATCAATCTCAATGTGTTTTATTTAGTTCCAGTCCATTGCACGGGCAACCGTAGGGAACTGACCAGCAAAGATTGTCTTGCAACCTTCAGCGATTTGCATATGTTCCAGTTGGGTTCCGTTACCAGACCTCAGGTCAATATAATGAATCCATGAGCGAATTGATCCCGTCATGTAGATTTTGGTTGGAGTGGCGAGAGGAAGCACAAAACGAGCACACTCCTTTGCAACACCTCGTCCAAGCATCTGTTGATACAATGCCATAGAGGAATCAAACAGAGTCTTTGTCTGCTTCTCCAACATAGCAATGACTTCAGGATCTAGATCATCTGTGCTGTTCTGACGATTCTTGGTGTCCTGACGACGGAACTTAGGAATCGGAATCTCATCGCCAAGCAGAGAAGAATCTGCATAGCGTTGTGAAAATTCTTGATAAGTGAAACTACGGTGACGCAAAATTTGAGCTGCGATACCTCTAGAAGTGTTGATCTCCAGAGTCATGAATGCTTGCTCAAAGATACTCCAGTGTTGGTTTTTGATGCAATACTTGATCAACCCCTCAAAACTGTCATTGTCCTGATTATTTGGATTGCTCACACGAGCACAATAAGCGATATGTTTTTCTGCCTCAGGAGTGACAGAGATTAGTGAAACTTTGCTCATAACATTTTTAATAATTTAAATTCTTTGTGATGATTTCTATCACCCTTGTATGTTTTATGTAGATTTTGTTTTGATAGATTATTTTCAGAACAAAATTTTGTAAGATTTTCAACTTCTATTATATTACCATCAGGAACTTTAATCAACCATTTTCTAGAGTTGTCTGGCATTTTAAAAACATTATTTCTAATGGCATCTTCAATATTTTCTTTTATTGTTCCCCACTTTAGATTAGATAAAGAATTATTATCTTTATTGTCATCAAGATGTCTGACTATTTCATGACCCTTTGCGTTTGGAATAAATGCCATAGCAAGAAGTTGATGTAGTCCCTTGTGCTTTCTTTTTCCTTTTAAATCATACAAGGTAAAAGTACAGTATCCTCTTTTGTTTTTATGTCCGTTAATATATTTTTTAAGTTTAATCGAATAAACTTTTCCATCTGGATATATTTTATAATAAGGATACTCATCAAGTATTCTATAATCCATCTCCGTCATCGTCATTGATCAATCTGTACGGACTATTTATAGGATTAGTCACACTATCGTCATAGTCATCATCGTTGAAAACCTCATCATAATCCGTGATAGGAAATGGAGTGTAGTCTTCTGCAGACACTTTGTATGCGTCCACATCTGAGTATACCTCAGACTCTAGTTCCGTGACAAGCTCTTTCAGTTTTGATAAAAGAACTTTTAGTTTGTCCTTCTCCATAAAAACTCGATGATATATTTAAGATATAATTATACAACAAAAAAAGCGGGGTCGCAACCCCGCTTCAAATACTTAAGATTTTAGATTCATTCCAAAATCCCCCTACAAATACGCTTGCAAGTCGCCTGATCATCGTCGCACTCTATCAGACAGTTGTAATAGTCATTGAGCAGATCAGATTCCTCCATTGTTCTATCCAATGTTTTACTCAAACGATTAATACTTTGTTTCCAACCTGCGAGATGATTGTGTGATAACAGATTGTGCATAACACGTCTCCATATTAAACATTAAAGAAATAGACATCATGCAGTCACCAAAAAATTTTAAGAGGGGCTTTGCTGCATTTTCTTTTTCCTCCAACACTCTATCATATCTAGACAAGTTTTGGTATCTTAGTATACATTTATTGCTTTTTTACATAAGTACAAAAAAAGAGAGGTTTCTTAACAACCTCTCTTATTAAATGCAGGCATAGAATATTTTATATTCAACCAGTCTCGCAAGTGTATTCGATAGCAGGACCAGTATGCTACTCCTCTATATTTGAGTAGATAGCAACTTGGAGGTCTACTATCTTTATCCATGTCATCATAATGATAGACATAGTTTTGCATTTTACCCCCTACTCAGAAGGAGTAGTTCTGCATAAATCATACCAATGAATGCTACACAACCTATGGACGTGAGTCCAACGACTGTAAATGCTTCCATGGCGTCCTCACTTATTGTAAGTATGACCACGATAGCAGAAAGTGCCATGCACTTCATCAGCTTCTCCATGCTTGCACTCAAACTTCACACCACGATATGTAGTGTGAAGAATTTGTGCGTCATGAAGACGTGCTGCTTTCTCGATTTGCTTTTTGATGATTGTAAGTGTGTTCATTGTAGTGACTCCTAAAAGAATGGGTGATTGAACCTTCTCTCGTTTCCGAGGATCCGTTTCCCGTTCCTTCAGTCGTTTGCGTCCCATTTACATTCAGGTGTTGCTTCCTTTAAGGTTTCCAACAATTCAATCTTAACCATTTTGCTAAGATCTTCATTTGCCTTAATCCTCAGCATAATAGCATCGGATTGTTGGCATGTGAGTGTAGTGTAGAGTAATAGATCTACCATGGGATCAACGCTCCGTTGCGCGACTTACTTGCGTCCTAGACCAACTGTTGATCACATTGCCCTTCTACCTTAGATCTAAAATAACCAATGAGGTTATACTTAGATCGTCGGTCAAGATTGTCATCCATGAGGATTTCAATCCGTTTTTGTAAGAACCTTTCACAAGACATGTGCCAACCATAAGGGTTAGCGTCATTATGATGGGCAAGGGTCAATGCCAGCAACGTGCTGATCATTGGATGAACGTACTAGAGTATTATAACTCCTATACTCTATGTAGTCAAGTTATTTTGTAATGTACGATACTGTATTAAGATTCTTTTAAGACTTTACAAACAGACCTCTGCTACTCATATACTTAAGAGTTTCGTTCATATTACCGATATGAGTATATCCGATATTGATTTGAGGGTATGTTGCTTCTGAACCAAACTCTGCCTCAAATCCTCGTTGAGTAAAGTGTTGTCCTAGTTTGTACTCTAAAAACTCTCCACCAAGAGACTTAAGCAGCATTGCCATGCGCTCACACTCTTGACTTCCATTACTGTAGATTACTACTGTCTGGTTCATTTTTTTGTAGAGAACACTTCTTGCCATTGCCTATTAGTCATGTCTCCTCACTAATCTCTCTGACGCCAATCATCAGGTTTATCTTGTTTGAACCAATCTACTATTTCATCCGCGCCACTAAACCCCGTTTTATAGTTAGATGGGTCGGGGTCGCCTAGTCCCATCTTATTCATAAAATCATCCATACTGCCCTCCTGTATGTCCTGAGCAGCCTGGCGTCTTGCTTTGTTCAACCAGTCTCTTGCTGTTGTATGACTCTTGGCAAGTTTCTCTGCCCAAATCATATCCTCTAACTGGACTTCCTCTTTGTTTGCAATCTTCTTACAAATGAACTCTAGTCGGAGTCGATATTGAGTAGAAAGCATACGCTAGTCCCGCAATTTTTTCTGTAAATCTGTAACCCGTGTGTATTCATCCAAAGCAGTTTGAGAACGATACTCCAAGATAGAGTTGATATCGTCTAAGATTACTTCAGTAGCAACATACTCGTCTAAGTATTTATCAAGAGCTTCCTTGAGATAGCGATACCTATGCCACTCAGGACTGTATGGTTTGTAGTTCATGATAAAAGGTTTATATGGTTCATAGCATAGCAGTATCTCCTCAAGGTGTCAACGCTCAATGTAACTAAGCGTATGGTCTTGAGAGTTGAGTTGATGAATGATAATATCACACCCAACCTTTGGTTCTGCATCACCGCATGTGTAGATGTCACATGCTGCTTTACCTTCCTCTGGCCAAGTATGAATAGAAATATGAGACTCAGAGAGCATACAAATAGCAGTCACCCCCTGAGGTTTGAACTTATGAGATATTGTTTTTAAAACTGTGGCACCACTTGCTACAGCAGCATCCTCCAGTAAACCCACCAAATACTTTTCATCGTTTAAACGACCAAAAGCACACCCATAAAGATTTAAAAGATAATGTTTACCCATCTTCTTCAGGTTCTTTTAAGAGATTGGTTACTATTTTTTCGGTTCCATGCATCTGAAGAAGATCATAGTAGTTCGACTTCATATACTTTTTAATCTTCTTATATTTTTTTGTAAGTTGTGCAACCGCATCGATATCGATTTCAATCTTGGCATCTTTGCCAGTGCGGTCGTCTCCACCTCCACCAAATCCAGCACTCATGATCCCTTACCTTTCTTTTTCTTTGGAGTATTCCCCCAAAGTTTAGGGTTAGATCTACCTTCTGTTTGTTTCATGGTAACAAAGTCACTACGATATTTGTCCCAATAATCATCAAAAATATCTACTTGTTTTCCTCCCATAGCAATATCATAGCGAGTAGAACCATCAAGTTTATATTCTATAATGAATGCATTATTAGGTAGAGAACGGTCCAGTGCCAAATCTGGATCACAATCTTCATGAATAACTCTACAACCCTTCCCCATCAGGAACGACCTCCCCATTGAATATCGGGATATGCCTCTTTAACATGATCGAGAGTAATCTTATACTTCTCAGACAAGCGCCCATCCTTAATCAGAATAATAATCTCTGCTTCCTTAGGATGCAATCCCCTAAGAAGATTAATGAACATCATTTCACGACGAATCGTGTTTATTCCACCATTACCACCTTTGATGAAGTTATAAAGGATCGTCCACTCTTTACGGAGAGATGACTTTCTCCTCCCATCCATATCCTGTGCAGTCGCAGACTCCCCTCCAGATGCCTCTTTAGCAATGTTGTCGGAGAGACTTCCACTATAGACTGATTGATCCTCTGCTTCGCCGTAGGGAACGTCTCCAGGGGGAAGCAGAGAGATCACAGAATCATCAAAGTTCCAGATGAAGATTGCCTTCAATGAGTCGTGTTCATACTTCTTTAGAACTTCTACCTTTTTTGCTTTTGATCGTTGCTTAGATGCAAGTTCCAGAACTTCAAATGCAAAGGGATTGATTGGAAGTTCTGGAATCGGTTTCTCAACTCTCTTCTTCTTCGTCGTCGAACTCGTCATAACTGTTTTCAAATCGTACTGCTAAAATTTCATCAGGAACCACGTTACCATTCTCATCAAACATCTCTGGATGTGTATAGACTGGTTGAGTCTGATAGACGTGCTCTTTTGCTAACCATCCTACCACACTTCCTACAAAAAAGAACATGATAGAAACTAATGTTCCGATAGTGAGGGTTACTGCTAACATTTTCTTACTCCAGAGATTTAACTTTTCTTGATATTCAAGTAAATGTTAAAGTGAAAAGTGATCTCTCGTCGGAAGAGAGAGACCATCTTACCAAACTTTACTTGAAAAGTTTTTGGTGGTTCGGGTCTTCTCCTCCTATTACGTAGTAGTAATTCAACCCCACGATTGATGTGGGTTTCATCATTATTTAGAGGTCTTTCTCCTCCTCCCTGGCCTCTTGTCATGGAAGTATTTTTGGGCATCATCAAGCATCTGCTGTAGGTAAAGTTTTATTTTTCTTGCTTCAGGTTTAGATATATGACCATATCCTTCCCTGAGTTGTTTATGGATGCTATCAGATCCACCTTCAAGATAATCATCCAAGTCCTTTACAAGACTTTTGATTTCATCACATGTGGGACTAGATAAAAACTCTTCTACCTGATCCCGCTTTGCTCCTTTACTTTTGAAGTATTGATAGATGTTGATAAGTTGTCTTCCTTCAAACGCTTTGTCAATAGCAACTTCAACATCATAGTATACATCGAAGAAGGAGTTGTTTTCCATTACACCAAACTTTGTTCCTTTAGATATTTGATAGTGTCAGTGCATCCACCCAGATTAGTTTCATCAACTTGAACTTGTGGGAAGGTTGATCCCTGTCCAAACTTTTCATAAAACTCTGTTCGATTATAGTCTGTACCGAGTTTATACACAACGTGTTTCAGTTCGGCTAACCTCATAACTTGCTCAATCTTAGAGCAGTAAGGGCAACCATCTTTTGAGTAGATTACGAAGGTCATTTGATTTTATATAGGTAAAAGGAATTTTAAGAGGCGTTATTCCTCCTTCGACGATAACGAACTCTCTGTGGTTTTTCTTCTGGATTGTTACTATCCATCCAGTCTATGATAGCAGATTTTCTTGCTTCAGTAAAGAACTCTTGATTCTGATACCACTCCATCAAAGGAGTATGACCTTTATCTCTATTACAAGACTCACAACATGCTAACACATTGTGAGTATAGTCAACTCCTCCTTTGGAACGGGGGACTATGTGATCAAGTGTAATATTCTCTTCTGATCCGCAATACGCACATTTGTTACCCCATCGCTCTCGTATCTTTCTCCTCCAAATCCTTTTCGCTTCTGCAGAACTAGTTGTCGCTAGATTGAATAGGTACGCTTGAGAGGAGTGATAGAGTTCCATGCGGTTATGCAACTATCATTATTTATTTTTTGAAACCTTTGGTATCGGGTTTCTTCTTTACATCCAGAACCTCAATGTGTGACAAAAAAGGACTCTTGTTAAACCAGATAGATCTAGCAGACTCCCAATCCATCACAACAACACTATCCCCATTCTTAGATATGACCTTATAGTGGTGACGATCATAGTCTCCTTCTGATGTCAACTCAAAGTATTGAGGATCAGTTGGTTTGATCAGTTCCATGTTTTTGTTTCAGTTCAGGGTTAGGTTGAGAGGGAACGGTAGGATTTCGGGATAGATTTTTGATCACAATGTAGGAAATACTTGTATTCAGCAAGTGGTCCGTAGTGCCATTGTATTATATCACATCCTTTGTAGGTGCCAACCACTTTGGCGGACTGTGATTCAACTGGTGGATTCTGTTTGATTGTTAAAGCAATGATTAGAATGAACACTCCTACGATAATACCAATCATGCCAGCACTACGGAGAAACTCTTTTAGAAATGATTTATCATCCTCGGTCATTTGATTCATTTGCCAACTCTTTCATACCATTATCATTCTCTTGGTAGAGTTTGTCAAGTGCTTTCAGTGCTTGCTCTTCATTAAAACTCTCCTGAAACTCTTTCCAGCGTTTGTCTAATTGACTGTCCATCCAACCCCAAACACCGTGTTCCATACCATCAACACCAGCAACCTCAATCTCATCTTGGATGAGACGGCGGAGCATATCAATTTGTTCGTCAGTCATTGTTCTTCCATTCTACAATAGCATTAACTAGGTCAATAATAGTGGGGTTCTTGTCAAGATACTCACCAGCACGATCTAATGGTGCTGGATTACAACAAAATACTTCATCCCACCAGTCGGCAACAATATCATACAGTTGCTGTTGTTCGTCAGTCATCGCAGTTTCTCCTTAATGGTTCTAATACACTGATTCCACTTATAACTGTTGGTGTCGTGTTCTTTGGGTAACCACTCTTCAATGAGATCCACAAGATCAGTAATGATAGGATCTTTATCTTGTGTTTCTGCATCACCCCACCAGTGAGTAATGATCTCTGTGAGTGTTTTGTCAATCGGTTTGATCATTGGAAACCTCCCCTGTTCATGTGTATATCATATCAGAAAACCCCCCCCACTCAAGAGGTGGTGTGACAGTTCATTTAGTGTCCCATGGTAGCTTACGCTCAAACAATTTCTTGAGAGCATCGGATGGTGGATCTGGATTCTCAATCTTATTCATGATGTAATCGTAATCTACCTCAGACACATAGAAAGTATATTGTTGTGGGAAACCACCCAATCTATTCTTTCTTTCCTCGCTGATGGATGGAATATACATGTCATCATATGGGTAGATATACATTTGATACCAACCGTAGTTGAGTTCCTCAAAGAAAGCACAACGATCTATGTTGTCATTGTAGTAGTTGAATCTGTAACTGATAGCATTGGCCCAGTTCCACCATGAGTTATCAATCCAGTTCCACATCTTCTGTAAGCTCCTTCAATCTATTCATAAAACCCTCATCCACAGGATATACTTTCTCTTTACCAGTCTCAATATCCTCAACCATTTGTTGTAGATGTTCTAGAAACTCTTTTGGTAGAGTGTCATCCTCTCCCAGATAAGACCAGAAGCAACTATTACACTCTTCGTATGGGTCGTCATAGAACATGAGGGCATAATCTTTCCAGTTACCTGTCATCAGATCTGCCCAGTTTTGGAATGAGTGTTTGATGCTCTGCCATCCTGTCATCCAGCAGTGACCAATCCAATAGTCCCACCAATTCATCTTTGGTTTATTTGGTGATGTGCCAAGCACTGCTCTACTGAAGATCATAGTTGTTCTGGTTGTAGATAGAATAGTTCATCACGCCAGTTACGACCAGCAATGTCAAAAGTAAATCCTAACTTACCAAGAGAGAATAGGAATGAGAATAGTTTACCATATCCCATAGAGATTGTAAGGTATGGCCATTCGATCCA